CCAGAAAAATCAAACCAATCCGAGCCTATCATCAGGAAGTACTACAGATTGGAAACATCATCTAAATCTGCATGTCTTTCCGGCAAGCAGATGGATGTTGAGCATCAAGAACGAACTCTTTCATACGAACGACAAGAGCATCAGCACAAACTATTTTCTTGACTTTGCCATAAGTTACAAGGTTAAGCAATGGGAATTGTCGCTTACTGCTAACAATATTATAGGTACTTCCGATTTTGAACGCCGTATTCTCGGTAACACGATAGAGTCGTACAGCATCACCCGCTTACGTCCAAGGGAAATTCTTGTAAAATGGAGTGTGGATTTGTAAACTAAAAAGGTTTTCAAATGCCGTAAAAGTTATATACAACGGACGTCTTTTTTGGTGATTTTACCATAAACTCTAAAAGGTTGATTCATATTTTGCAAAACTACATATTTATGGTACTTCTGGTGGTGTGTTAAATCATAAATATATGCAAAAATCATGATATGACCTAACGCATTGAATTCTTTTTATTAACTTTGCAAGTATGAAAAGAATCGCCACATTATTATTGTTTATCTCTATGGTCATCGTTGCTAATGCTCAATACACCGATGTTCAGTGTGAAGATACGTGTACACACGTACATGGGATTGATTTAAGCCATTACCAAGGTGAGGTGTTTTGGGAGGCTGTTGGAGAAAACACGAAAAATGCGTATGTGTATTTGAAGGCAACTGAAGGAGGCGACAACATCGACTCCAACTATCAACTAAATATCCAACTCGCTAATAAGTACGGACTTAAAGTCGGCTCTTATCACTTCTTTCGTCCCAAAACGAATCTTACATTGCAACTCCAAAATTTTATGACACAATGTAGGCCTAAAGATCAGGACTTGATTCCAATGATTGATATAGAAACAAAAAGCGGACTGTCTACGGAAGCCTTTTGTGACTCTCTTCACAAATTTTTAGGCATGGTAGAAGAGGCTTATCACCAAAAACCACTTATCTACACTGGAGCAAACTTCTATGATCATTATTTGGTGGGACAGCTTGATAACTATAAAATCATGATTGCCCAATATACAAGTCGCGAACCTGTGCTAAAGGATGGACGAGACATTACCATGTGGCAATACACTGGTAAAGGGCGCATCAACGGCATTAACACATTCGTGGATAAAAGTAGAATGATGGGACGACACGGTTTAAGAGAAATTAGATTTCGTCGTGACACAGGAAGTAAAAGACCTTGAAACGGAAACATTAACTAAAATACAGTAATACATTGATAACATGGCGATTATAAAATGTCCTGAGTGCGGTCACCAAATAAGTGACCGAGCACCCATTTGCCCTTCTTGCGGGGTAAAGATTGCAAATCAAATAACCACCTGTCCGCAGTGTGGTGAAGTGTTTTTTAAGGATTTGAGACGCTGCCCTCGTTGTCAGCATCTCAACATGGATTATCAAAACGGTATTCCTCAAAGCGAGGAGGAAGAAACAACACCCACAGACAACCCAACATCCTTACCAGAAAATGGTGAGCAACCCTCATTTAAGCAGCCTAACAAAAAGAAAAAAACGACCAGCTTATGGATTGGATTCATCATAGCGATAGCTATTTGCTGTGGTGGTTATTATTTCTATTCTCAAGCTCAACACAATCAAGAGAAAGAAGCCTATGCCTTTGCATTGGCAAGTTCAGACCCCATAGTGTTGCAAGACTATTTGGATCGCTTTAAGAATGCACCCACCGCTCATAGAGATTCCATTCTCTCCCACCTTTCAGCCCTTCAGTCAATGGATCGAGAATGGACAGATGCATTGGTAAGCAACTCTAAAACCGCCTTGCAGAATTATATAGATCAGCATCCCGATTCACCACATAAAGCCGAAGCTCTTCGAAAAATAGATTCTATTGACTGGGTTTCTGTCAATATGGCTCACACCTTGGATGCCTATCAAGTTTATTTGGAAGACCATCCCAATGGTGCGTATGTGGATATGGCAAAAGATGGCATTAAACGAATCAATGCCGCAACAGTACAACCTGAAGAACGAGCAATGATTAGTAATCTGTTCAGGCAATATTTTCAATACATTGACCAAAAGGATGCCGAAGGTTTATCAAGCTTGATGAATCCGATAATTTCTTCCTTTTTAGGTAAGCCAGATGCCAATAAAAATGATGTGGTGCTGTTTCTACATAAGCTCTATCGTGAGGATGTTGCAAGTATGAATTGGCATCTGCTCAATGATTTCAAGATAGAAAAGAAAGAAATAGGTGACGAGGAGTATGAGTATTCTGTCAACTTCTCTGTCAACCAAGATATTGAGAAGGTGGATAACACTCAAACAAGTAACCACTATCGGGTCAAAGCTAAGGTGAATCCAGACGATAAAATCACGGAATTTAATATGACCAGGATTATACAATAGTTCAGGAGATAATCCTTTTCTATCACGATGTTGGCATTCTGTTTCACTTCTCATCATGATTGCCGATTCTATTCGAATGACATAAAGAAGGTCAATACCGCCTTTATGTCATTCGGCATGAATAAGTATAATCCGCAAAACGAAACGTTCCGAAAAAATAAAACGAAGCGATGTGTTTCGTAAAACGAAATGTTCTTTTTTCGACTTCCCCACACATAACTTAAAAACGCCTCAGAAGACTCTGGGGCGTTTTAAGTTTCTTAATGATAAAAATCTCACACATTCAAGTCGAACTTCACGTTCTCATCACCATCAAGCAGTAGCCTTGTTCGCTCTAAATTATTCTCGTATATGTGTACATTTCCGAGATTCAGTGTGATGTTCTTCAATGGTAGGTCTATCTGGCGTGCCATGAGATAGAGGTGGTATATATCCGCTGGCAGTCCAAGGTTCGCATCACTGCTTCGCTGGTAGGCTGACAATATCAGTTCACCTTTGTCAATTTGAAATTGTACAAGGCTGAGGCATGGTGCCTGGTTGCTCTCCGCACCTGTTTCACCAAGGAACAATACATAATTCTTGCTGTTCCGCTTCTCACGGTTTATCCTCGCTAACAATGGCGGTAGCTTCTCAAAGTAGGTGGGATAACTATTGACGAGCACGGAGCCACAATAGTCCCACCAGTTTATGCCTACCTCGCGGTATTTCTCCACTTGCCGCTCACCCTGCATAAAGAGTTGGAGTTCGTTCTTCAGTTTCTTTCTGGCTATGCCGTGGCTCTCGAATATATCGAGCAAATCAGCAGGCGACAATGAAAGTTGCTCATTGAGCAAGTAACGGATATTGCCTTTCTTGTTGGTCTGAGTTTTTCCTTGTTCCAGAATCTTGTTCAGTATCTGATAGTATTTGTTCATCGTTCAAACGGTATTAGAATATTATTCAAGCAACATCCGTATAGAGCATGATGTCCGTGTAGGACGAACTGAAATTCATGTGAGCGTTGAACTCCTTGCGGTGGCAGTTCCTGAAAGGGTTGCCAAGGTTAGGGTGATTTCCCATCCAGTCGCACAGCTCTATGACGGAGGATTTGTTCGAGGTGAAGTAGATGAATCTATGTCCAGCGAGAACTGTCAGCACATCAAGGTAATCGGACAGTTTCCAATACATTCTGTAGGTCTTGCTGTCCGTGCTCAGATAGGGCGGATCGACGAGGAACACAACGCCAGGTACGTCCTTGTAACGCTCAAATACTTCCTTATAATCGCAGGAGATAATGGTCAGCCCATCGAGATAGTCGTCGCAGGGTGGGTAATCCACTCCCTTGATGTTATTATATAAAGTATCTTTCTCCAGGTCTGAATATTCCGTGGCATACTTCATTGAAAACAAAATAGATGAAGACAACGTGATATAATCCACATACCCGTGGGTACGCTCATGCTTGCGGATACACGACAGTACCTGTTCGCGCTGTGTACCTATGATAGCCTTGTGGCGTGGCACATCCACTATTGTCCGTAATTCTGAAAGCAAGGCATTCGTTTGGGGTAAGGCTTCCAGCCGTTTACGATAGCCGTCAAAGTCATTATACACAACGGTGGAGTTCGGCTTCTGACACTTGGTGATATGCGACAACAGACCGCTGCCGCCAAATAAATCCACGAAGGTTGTACCGTCAGGGTACTGCTGGAGTACCTTAATGTACTCCCGGGCAAACATCCGCTTCTGTCCCTGGAATGGAAGCGGTGCTGAAAGATGTTGTTTTCTCATTATCGCACTTATTTTGTGCGACAAAGGTTGTCATATTCGGTGAAGCAGAAGAACAATCTCACCAAATCATACTGCAAGCGGTTTGCAGTCACTTTTGAATCGCTTGATGAGTGTGTACACTTTACGCTCGCTCACCGCATACCTTTCCGAAAGCAGGGCAACAATATATGATACTTTCTCCCCACGCTTCAGCAAGTTGGTGTAATCTGTATATAAGTCCACAAACTCTTCGTCTTCCAGGCGTATTCCCGCTATTTTGAGCTTTTTTATCAGCTCCCTGTTAAATTTCAAGACCTCAATTATCTTCATCATTATAATATTTTGTATCTTTGCAATGTCTCACTTATTATAGCGCATTAGCGCGAACATAAAAATAGCTCACAGCGTGAGCGAGGGCATACAGCCCCTGGTCATGCGCTGTGAGCGTTTTATGTTCTAATAGTAAGTGAGACGACTATTTTAACAGGCCGGGGGCTTTTTTATTTTCCTCCCCCGAATGTTTCTTTACAACATTATACCATTCATAGTTTTATCAATAATGGTATGGTGATAAAAGGCATCGCTTGTATTATTCTTTGCCCAGTTTTTTGTGGAAAAATATGGCTTATTATTACTCCAATGAGCTTCTATCCGCAATCTTACTTCTGTATACTTTGAAATTAAAAAATTATTTCCAATATTTGCAGTGAGGAATCCGTAGCTAATGACTACCGATACCTCAACTGCGGGGGCTGGCCATTGGTCAGCCGTCCGTTTTTTTATTTGCTTATGATGTCTTCGATTTCCTTGTCAATGGCCTGTTCGATTTTCTTGTCCAGCTCGCGGCTTTCTCCAATGAACTGCCGCTGCGGTATGTGTATGGTTGAGCCTACGGGCTTTTGTGCCATGCGGTACCAGAAGTCGGCCTCGGAATTCTTGTGTTTCCTTGTCCACGAGTCTCCGTTTTCCTCCCGGAACTTTGCCCAGAAGAATCGTTTCATTCTTTTTGTTACTACGATGTCTCCTCCTGAATTGTGTATGTCGGCGTATGGTACGGAGGTACCTACGGTTACGGCCGCGTCGGTGGGCGCATAGGCTATGGATCCGTAGAGGTTCTGCCGTGATGACATGAGCGGCTTATACTGTTTGCCGGCCCCGTGCGCGTACTGCTGTCTGTGTGTGCGCTGCCATGGGTGCAGGTCCCCGTCAACGAACCCACCCTGCCGGAAGTTGTCCTGGAAGTGGTCTTTTGCCATGCGTCCGACCTTGACGGGCAGTGTTCGTTGTCTGGCATGCTCTATCTCGAGACTATACTGCTGTAGGAGCTGTAGGAACTGCTGGGGTGTCATGGTTGGTGCTTTTTTATTTGTATTTGCTGTTTTTTCCTCATTTTGTTTAGCGTTTGAGAAATAATGTGTACATTTGCATCAGCTTCGCAAGAAGTTAGGGACAGGGCGCAAGCCGTGTACCACCCGAGGGCGTTTTTTAGCGTCCTCTTTTTTTATCACATTTCTTTTATTATATTTTCATTCTTGAAGTAGAAAAACACTCTTAATTCAGGATATTTTCGCTTTACGTCATTCAATGCTTTATACACGCTTGGCGTTTTATCTTTCAGTTCGTAAAGTATAGCTTTCGCCCCCTTCCGGAACCTCCGATAATGTCAGGTGATAAGCCTGACATTTTTTATTGCCCATAAATGAGCAGCTTATTTTTCCAATGTACCATGATTATTCTTTGTTTCTTGCTTCTTGAAAGATAATTTGTATGTTTCTTCATTCTTATTTGTCATATTAAGAAATATTGCGTATATTTGCAACAGCCTCACAAGAGGTTAGGGGCAAAGCATTTATGTGGCGCACCACTTTTAGGCCAGTTTTTTTGGCCTTTTTTCATACTTGCTGTAGGAGCTGTATGTATTTTTGTGGTGACATATTGCTAATTCATAATTGTGGCAATCAACTTGTTAACTTGTAAACTCGTTAACTCGTGAACAAAATTATTTTTCTTCATTTTATTTTGTTGTTTTGAAATTATTACTTATATTTGCGGTGAGAATAGCGTTAGGAGAATGCCCCGGATTTGGAGTTCCGGCAAGCTGCACTCCTTTCGCTATTTTCTTTTTACATGCTTTATAAAGTCCTGTGCATCTGAGATGCTGTGCAAGGTGAACGTTCCGTCTACCCATTCCCTAACAATAATATAGGCATCTATATCCTTTACTTTCGTCTTAAAGACGTGGGACTGCGCCACCTTTTGCATTTTTTTATGTTTTTCCGCAGTTCCGAGGTATTCTGCCTCTTCGAGTATATTCTGAATATCGGTGAGCATTCTGGCTTTCTCCTCCATGTACTTGAACGGCTGGTTGAGCCACTCGTCGATAGAAGCCCTTGAGACGAGTACCTTATGTGGAAAGTTACGATTTGTGAGTTTTTTCCCTTGTATGGCTTTTCTGATTTTCTTTTTCTCCTCTTTCCTTTCCTCTTTTCTTACGGCTTTCTCGACGGCCTGTTTCGCCCCTGGGTATGCGTTTGCGATGTATGGGTGCGATGGTGCGAAGATTTGTGCTGTACTCCCCGGGTTGTTGTCGAGTCCAGGCTGGGGGTCGTGGGCTGCCGTACTGTCGTGAGGCACGTTGGTTGCTGATTTGTCGGTAGATCTTAGGTCGCACTTGCAGTTCCATCGGTCTCCTGGCCTGTGCTGTTCCCAGAAGGGGTGGTCAACGGGCAGTATTGTCCCCCAGAAAGGCATGTGGTCTGCTCCCGGGTTTGGCGATGTGGATGGCATCCACTCGAGGTTTGGAAGTACATCTTTCTCTCGCTGGAACTGCTGCCAGTTGGCAGCTTGCCTTGCGCGCAGCACTGCGGTGTCGTACTCCGTTCGCAGCCATGCTTTGCAGTGGTGTGAGGTAATGTCCTGCACATCGTTTTTCCACCGTTCAAACGGCTTTAGATTGCCGTTTGAATCCATGAGCTGCCGTGCGACATCGTTCTGCAGCCGGTGCGTCTTGAACGCTGCGAATACGGCTGTGTTGTGTCGTAGTGCGTTGAGAAAGTCGTCTTCTGGCTTTTGAGCCTGTCTGATTCCCTTGTCGGCAGCGGCGTTGAGTGTGGACACGAATGCGTGGAAGAATCCCGGCTCGATGTCAGTCTTTGGATTGAAGTTTCGCCTGTAGATGTTGTGAAGTACACGTTCGATGACTTCGTCGGACATCGCAAAGCCCTTTTCGGTCGATGCGAGGCAGCACTTTTCTTCGTCACCATAGTAGAGGTCGTTGACTACCAGTCTAAATGAGCCCCGTCCTGCGGGGCCTGGGCGAAAAAATGGTGTACATTTTTCTGCTGCTTTTTCTTATCGGACTCTTTCCCTTTTTGGTCGTCGTTGTTTTGCGGCTGCACTTGGGAATCGGAACGAGTTCCATTTTTCTCGTTTGTATGGGATTTGTCGTCAGGGTCTTGCATCTCCATTATGGACATGTTGTTCCTACGCTCTCCCACTGGCATGGAATACTTTTCAGCGAAATAGCTTGGGTCCACCTCGTAGCGGTCAGCCACCATCGTCTCGTAAGCCACCTGCTGCTCCGGCGTGAAATCAACGGAGTAGTCCCAGTCGAAGCGGCAACCCTTGAGAGGGAATCCATGCGCGACCATGCGTGGCAAGAGCTGGTTGTTGATGACATCCCTGAGCATGTCGGCATCCGCTTCCACAAGGTTTTGAAACACCTGCAAGTGGGTCTGACTTTGTGAAAGACTGCTGCCGTCCTCAATGGTCATGGTCTGCCCGATGATGAGCTTGGAGAGTTCTGAGTTAGCACGGTCCACTCGCTGGTTGTAGACATTGTAAGCATCGCCACGTGTGGATTCGATGAACTCAAGTTCGGTGTCGAGTGGCATGACGGCGGTCTGCGAGGCACCCGCCTCGACGAGCATGCGGTTAAGGCGGTTTATCTCCTTACTGTCCCGCGAGGCAGTCTTGGCAATACGCATGGGCATGCCGAAGATCTCGCCGAAGGTGTCCCAGAAGGCAAGCATGTTCTTCTTAGGAATCGTATGCTGCGCAGCCTTTAGGAAGAGGCCGAGATTGTCCGGCTGTCCTGCCTCTATGAGCCAGCTGGAAAACGGCGGCTTGCGGTAATCAATTCCCGTGTTCCAGTTTTGCCCAAGGTCGCTCACGACACGCCCATATTCAGGAATAACATGCTTGCGCGGTATAAGCCGAACGCCACTGTAGCAGGCGCACCCGTCGCCGTCCTGCACCACCTCTCCGAGTTCAATGAGCGAATGCCCCCAATATACGGAGTCGAGCACCTGCGTGCACAGTTGCTTGAACCACGACTGGTCAAAGAAATGCAAGGCCTCTTTGTTTTCATTTTCTTTGGCGTCGACGATCTTGAAGGTTTTTGCCATGACAAAGCCCTGTCGTTGCCGCACGCATCCTGAAAGATGTGCGTCTACCTCCGCGTCACGATAGATGTCGTACAGCCGTTGCCTGTTGGGATTCTGTATGTCAATCGCCAGCTGCCATGCCCTGCGCCAGTCAGCAATGTCTTTTCTGGTGAGTGCGTCGGTGGTCTGCTGTAGCGTCATCACGACATGTTTCATTCGTTTACGGTCATCTTCCTTGGCAAGATTGAAACTTCCGTAGGGGGTATGTATGACGTTCGTTTCCTGTCGTCTTCCAAGTGTGCTGAATATTCTCTTTATATCCATGATGGTTTCTTTCTATTTTTAGTTCACGAGTTAACAAGTTTACAAGTTCACAAGTTGACAGTCCTTTTTAGTTTACGAGTTCACGAGTTGAAAGTTCAAAGTTCAAAGTTCAAAGTAATCAGCTAATTTCTCCCCTCCTTCGGAGGGGTTAGGGGGAGGCTCCTTACCAGTTGTTTCTCAATGGCTTTTGGGAATGGAACAAAACGCCTATGCCTGCCGGCTCACCCTTGTCATCCATGGCCACAGGGATATCCGGCACTATTTTTCCACTCTGCACCCCCTCAAGCCACTTGATGGCGCGTTCGTAGCGCTCTTTTCTAATCTCGCTTCCCATCTTCTGTGGCAAGGATGCCGTCATGTGGTACAATGCGAGGTCACACATATACATGACGATGAGTTTATTGCGACTGAAGCCATCTGCGGCAAACACCGCCTTGCAGTCGTAAACCGGCCGTAGGTAGCTTGAGATCTCCTCCTGAGCCTCGCTCTCCGCATTGGCACGGTTCTCAGATGAGGTCTGTGATACAGTCTTTAAGGCTGTTTCACCGATAACAACTCTGTAATCTTCATCTGTGATAAACATAAGTTTATATTTTTAGTTTACAAGTTTACGAGTTTACAAGTTCACAAGTTCACGAGCTGTTAGTTCAGCTAACCAATCCCCCTCCTTCGGAGGGGTTAGGGGAGGCTCCTTGTTAACTTGTCTCCTTGTCAACTCGTCTACTATCACCATACTACCATGAATTTTTGGCGGTCGGTCGTTTGCCGAACACCGGTTGAAAACTTTCCTGCCTTGCGTTGCGCTGCAGTATCCATATCGCCCCCTCATCTGCGTCAGGCGCATCGTCGTGTACACGGCTGCCACGTTCGAGTGCCAGTGTCTGCTCTATGCCTACCTGCATGTCCGGCGAATCCTTGAGCTTCTCATTATAGAAGACAAAGCCGCGTTCCCACAGCGGGCTGACAGCCTCGATGCGCTGTATCTTCTCCGGCTTCTTCCGTTTGTCGGGCATAATCGGCAGCTGGTATCCGCGGAGGTTGCCTTCCACGGCGAACTCGTCAAGAATGACATCCTGCATGAAGTTTGCCTCCATGAAGAAGCGTATCGCCGCTTTGTCCCTTGTACGCTCGTAGAGGTCATAGAGCCAACGCACCATGCCCCCGACCGTGTCTTGACGTACATAACAGTCAATGAGATGCAGCTCCTTGCCAATCTTCCCCCACAGCCTGGAAGCCTTGTAGTCATTGGCTGTGGTCGATTTGAAAGACGGGTCGGTATAACACACGAGCATATCATACTTCCGTAGTGCCGGCATAGGCTTATACCTTATCCAGTCAGCTCGGAAGATGGTGCCGTCCACGATGGGGTTGTGCATCATCTCTTTCTCCCACGCCCGATAGCCCACGAAGTCGCGGTACTCCTGTGCATCTTGCTTGGTCCATTTCTCCTTCCATACCGGCTCCCCGTTCTTATCGACGGCCTGAACCTTTGAGACGAATACGCCACGCGTGGCTGCTATATTGGCCAGTACAGAGGTCTTTGAGATGAGGTTTCCCACCATGAGGAAGCGCCCACGTCCCACGTCGAGCGCGCCGAAGAGCGCCTCCTTCACCCAGTCGGTGAGGTCGTGCACGCGCTTCTCGTTACGGCAGAGCTCGTCATCGTCAAGGTCATCGATGACTATATAGTCAGGACGTGCCTCTCGTTCACGTAGCCCGCGCGGCGACTGTCCACGGCCAACGGCAAGAAACTTCACCCCAGAGGAGGTCTTGAACTCCCCTGCCGTCCACAGTCCGAGGTTCTTCTGCTGCCCGAAGTCGGCGATGATGCGCTGATTATATTCCAGTTCTGCCTGAATGTCCCCGAGTAGTCGGTTAGCCGAACCCTGCGACTTGCCGACCACGACCATGAAGTTGATGAGCCGTTTGGGGCGGAGCATCAGCCATAGGGGCATGAATATGTCAAAGTGAGTGGACTTGGCGTGTCCTCTGGGCCACATGAATACCGCCTTGAGGTTAGGCGTTTCCATCACCTTGCGCGCAGCCTGGTTGTGGAACGGTGCATTGTGTACGGTGCGAACCACCTCTCCCGTAGTCTTGTCGCGAAGGGTGAGGAAATGCGGGAAATAATACTCGCAGAAGGCGGCATAGTTGGACAATAGCCTTTCCTTACGCCTGTCTTTCTGCGCAGGTGTCTCGTTGGCAAGTGCCGTGGTGTCCGTAATGGACTGAATGCGCTTGCAATGCTCCTTCCACTGCTCAAATGCTTGCTTCTTTTCTAATGCTGTAGCCATGGGCGTTCTACTTTATCCCCATCTGCTCTGTGAGGTACATATCCTGAAACTTGTTGATGGTCTTGATGAGCTCGGGCGTTACGGAGGGGTCGATGGTTGCGCGGTACTCCAGCCACTTGGAGAAAGCCATAAAGACCTCAATCGCATCCACGACATTGGCCTTTTTGTCGAGCTTCTCGATGACGGACGACAGCTTGGCAAGCTTGTCGCCTATGCCAGCAATGAGCGTTGGGTCTTCCGACTCGTTCACCTCGGTGATGAGTTTGTCGATGGTTAGCAATAGTTTGTTTACCAGCTCGGGGCGTGTCACGTTCTTTGCCGCCCTCGCCTCTTTCCACCCATCCGCATTGCACCACTTGGATATGGTAACCCTTGACACCTCTACTTTCTCTGCTATCTCGTTCTGTTCCATTCCTGCAAGGTAGAGAGAGCGTGCCAGTGATTTTTTCTTTTCTGTTTCTGCTTTTGTCATAAATCAGCTTGTATGGTTTTATATAGCAGGCGCTTGAAAACGTCTGTTTAGGAGTTTTGTTTTCAGTGCAAAATTGCCTTATTTTATTGAGGTTTCAAAAAAAGGTTGCAGCCGCTTCACGGAAGCGTGTAGCGGTTTCATACTTTTTTGGCAGTCAATGATTTATGACGTAATATTGCAGCGGAAATCGAATATTAAACGCAAATGGGAAAACGTGTAAGAATATCTAATGACAGCCTGAACAGCTACGGGTTCAGAGTGCTGACGAGCGGCATGGACGTGGCGCAGTACAACCGTAACCCTGTACTTCTCTATATGCACGAACGCGGCAACGTGGTAGGTTATGTGAAAGACTTGAAGGTGGAGAACAATGAGGTAACCGGTGAACTGATGTTTGACTGTGCTTCTGAATTGAGCCAACGTTGCAAAAAACAGTTCGAGTTCGGAAGTCTAAGAATGGTGAGCGCCGGTTTGGAAATATTGGAAACAAGCGAGGATGCGAGCATGCTTGTCCAAGGGCAGACACGTCCCACCATCACCAAGAGCAAGCTATTTGAGGTAAGCGTTGCTGATGTCGGTGCCAATGATGATGCCCTCGTGCTTCATAAAGACGGAAAAAGAATAACCCTCGGCAGGGACGGAGATTGCCCGCTGCCGCTTTTGAATAATATTAACAAACAAAAAACAGAAGAAATGGAAAACAAGACCATCGCCCTGAATTTGGGGCTGCCGGAAACGGCAACCGAGGCTGAAATCTCCGCCAAGATTGCCGAGTTGAATGCCGTCAAGGAACAGAACGCGTCTCTGCTTCAGGAAAAAGAGAAGCTCACTTTGGCGAGAATCAACAGCCTTGTCGAGCAAGCCGTCGCCGACAAACGCATTGAGTTAAACAACAAAGACCAGTTTGTGGAGCTGGGCAAGAAGATTGGTGTGGAGGAACTGGAAAAGACGCTCAAGGCGATGCACCCTGCCGTACGCCTGTCCTCCGTCTTGGGACATCAGGGCGGTGCTCCTGCCGGAGATCAGACCTTCACGAAGCTGAGCGAGGTGCCGAGAGACCAGATAGCGACCTTGCGCTCGGAGAATCCGGAGGAATACAAGCGTCTGTACAAGGCCGAGTACGGTATTGATTGTGTGATTTAAGTATAACCCTTAAAACAGAAAATATGAACAAAATTTTGATGATGTTTGCAGCCCTGCTTTTTAATGCGATAGCAGGTGCGACATTGGCCCAGACCGTAGGACTGTCACCCATGACCGGTGCCTTGGGCATGAATGTGGTGGCCGTGCTTGCCGGGACTATGCCCCAAGGCGTGTTGCGTGCTGGAGTATTTACTGAAATATGGACCGGCGAGCTGGTGAAAGCCCTGCGCAGAGGCCTTGAAGGCTCATGGCTGGACGGCGTGCCAGACCAGAGTACCATCACCAACAACGACGTGATTCACCTCGTCGACGTAGGTGTGGACCCTGACGTGCTGGTCAACAACACCACCTATCCCATACCACTGCAGGCCTTGGACGACAAAGACATTGCCATCAAGCTCGACAAGTTCCAGACAAAAGTCACACCCATCACCGATGACGAACTATATGCCGTCAGCTACAACAAGATGGCACGCGTGAAAGAAAGTCACGGCAACGCCATCAACGATTCAAAATTCGCCAAGGCTGCCCATGCGCTCTGCGCTCAGAAAAACAGCGCCACCACGCCCGTGCTCACCACCACCGGCGAGCGCGACGCGGAAACCGGTCGCCTGCGCCTCCGACCAGAGGACCTTGTGGCCATGAAGCGTGCGTTGGACAAGATCAAGGTGCCGGCAGAAAACCGCCGTCTTGTGCTCTGCCCCGACCACGTCAACGACCTGCTGCTCGCCAGCCAGAACTTCCGCGAGCAGTACAACATCGATCGCGGAACGGGTAAGGTGGGCAAGCTCTACGGTTTCGACATCTTCGAGTATGCCAACACGCCACTCTATACGCAGGCTGGCATCAAGAAAGCACTTGGCGCAAACGCCGAGAAGGGTGAGTTCCAATGCTCGTTCGCCTTCTACACGCCACGCGTGTTCAAGGCCACTGGTTCGACCAAGATGTATTACAGCGAGGCCTCGACAGACCCAGAGTATCAGCGCAATAAAATCAACTTCCGCCATTATTTCATCTGCATGCCTAAAAAGACTGATGCGGGCGTGGTAATGGCAAGTGGCTATAAAGAAAACGCATGATGAGCAAGCCGATGAAATATCTCGTCATCCATTGCACCGCCACGCCGGAGGGGCGCGAGGTCACCGCGGCTGAGATACGCCGGTGGCACACCGCGCCACCCCCGGCAGGCAGGGGGTGGAGACACGTGGGCTACACAGACCTCATTCATCTTGACGGCACCATCGAGCGGCTGGCACCCAACAACGAAGACGACCGTGTAGACAACTGGGAAATCACCAATGGCGCGGCAGGGTACAACAGCGTGAGCCGGCACATCGTGTATGTGGGCGGCTGCGACAGCGACATGCGCCCTAAAGACACACGCACGCCGGCACAGCGCGAGGCACTCAAGCGATACGTTCTCGAGTTCCACAGCCGGTTCCCGCAGATACGCATCGTAGGACACCACGACCTCAACCCAGCCAAGCAATGCCCCTCGTTCAACGTGGGCCAGTGGATGGCCGGGATAGGCATACGGCAAACGTTCAATCAGCATTCATAACACAGAGCAATGGGAGACACGATATTTCAAATCCTGCAATGGGCAATCCCATCGGGCGGTATCGGAGCCGCCATTGCCTGGATCGCCAACCGACGCCTCAGAACCGTCGAGGAGAAAAAAAAGATAGAGGATACCTACAAGCAGATGTACGACATGGTGAGCCGTGAGCTCATCAGTCTGCAACAGCAAAACGAAACCAACTATGACAAAATTGAGAATCTTCGCACCGATGGCGACAAGATGCGACGGGCGCTCAACCGACTCTCACGGGCCATCGAGGCTATTCAGATATGCCCTCATCGCACTACTTGCCCTGTCAGCGTGGAGCTGTCGCTCGACCAAGACAGTGCAACGCCAAAGCCTGCACGAGGAAAGCCTGCGCCTGCAAAGGGACAGCCTCACGCAGACGATCACCCAAACATGGCAGAAGCCGGTGAGGGTTCCCATGGCAACAGCCTGTCTCAAACTCACACTCGACAGCATCAGATCTCTGCCACCGTCAGCGGCGTACACGGCAAGGGAAAAACAGGCGGCTGTCAAACTCCAAAGGAAACCGGCAACGGCGAATGAGCCTGAGCAAATCATCATTGAGGCACAATGCGACTCACTGCTACTGGTAGCCGCAAGTTACTCAAAGAACGTCATCACGCTCAAACGGCAACTCAATGAGGCAAACAGGGTAAACAGCGAGTTGAAGGAAACGGCAAAGGAGCGCGCTTCGCCCAGTCTTAAAATTATATGCTTCGCCTTTATCGCCGGGGTGGCGGCCGGCATAGTATTAACCAATTTAATAAAAAAGATATGGCAAAAAGTGTTTTAGACGGAACAAACCTCATCCTTAGCGTGGGTGGCAGCGCCCTGGGATTTTCCACTGGATGCAAGGTAACTACCACCACCGAGACAGGTGAGCGCGTCACAAAAGAGGCTGCAAGTGGCAAGTGGAAGGAGAAATATGTAAAGAGTTTCTCAGAGAGCATCTCCGCAGAGGGATGTGTGCTCACCGACGGAGACAGTAGCACACCCACCTACGATCAGCTCAAGGAAAAACAGCTCGCTGGCGAACCCATCGACGCCTCCTACGGATTACGCGATGGCGACAAGCGAACTGGAAAAACCAGCGGAGGGTATAGCGGAAAATACATCATCACATCGCTCGAACTCGACGGGCAGGCGGGTGAAGACGCCAAATACAGCGTACAGCTGGAGAACTGCGGAAAGGTCGCAAAGGTGGCGGCAGGACTTAGCGAGTCTGGGTCTGTGGCTTCGTCAAAGGCGGGAGGAACCAGCGCATGAAAATAGTCATCAACGGAAAGACTTACCCCTGTTATCTGGTAATGGGGGCTTTCCTGCTGTTCAAACGAGAGACAGGAAAGGATGTAAGCCAGCTCAAACAAGAAAACCTCGAAGACCTGCTCATGCTCATGTGGTGTTGCCTCAAATGCTCTGCACAGGCAGCGGGACAAGAGTTCCCACTCGATTTCGAAACTTTCTGCAACACCATCACGCCCGACATGCTCACACAGTGGAACCGGCAAATCAGTTCCATGGATGAAAAAAAAACGACCAACAAGACGTAACGCAGGCTGATGTTGAGCAACTGCTCGGAATCGCGTTGGGGTGCATGGGCATGGGGATGAACGACTTCTGCCGATGCACCCCTTCTGAGTTCAGGGCGGCATGGGACGCATGGAACGACAGGCGCATGGCGGTAGAGCGCGACCAGTGGGAACGCTTGCGCATGAGCTGCCTGTGTACCTTGCAGCCATGGGCAAAACAAAGGTTAAGCCCAAGTGACATCATGGAGTTTCCATGGGATGAAAAACAGGAAAAACAAAAGCAAGACTCTCCCGACAGACAGGAAATCATGCGCAGGTACAGGGAGGAAAAGCGGAAGGCTGGACTGAAATAGCCCCTATTTTGCCTTCAGTACACCATAGCAGAACAAAAGCCCTGCGATGATCGCCACAAGACAAAACGCAACCGTAAGCACACAGGCAACAGGGTGCTCCGCTATCAGGTCGTGAAGGGGTTGTAAGTTGACGCTTGCTAACATAAAGTTCAAAGTTCAAAGTTTGAAGATGCTGCAAATATAAGAAAAAAAATAGAAATCATGACAAAAGAGGTCAGTTTTACCATCAAAATCAATAGCGACGGGGGAGTGAAGAAAGTCACCGCCGACGCAAAAGAGGTGGGGAAGGCACTGTCCGAGGTGCAGGAAGAGGCAGAAAAAGCCAAACAAAGTGTCATCACATGGGCACAGGCGGCACAGGCCGTAGACGCACTTCAAAACTCCATCGCACAACTCCAGGGGGTGCTCTGCGACCTTACACAGGCATACCAGGTACAGCTGGTGGCAGAAACGCAGCTCGACACCATCATGCGACAGCGCATGGGAAGTACCGACGCGGAGATACAAAGCGTCAAACAACTGTGTGCCGCGCAGCAGGAACTCGGCGTCATCGGCGACGAGGTGCAGTTGAGTGGCGCACAGCAGATGGCCACCTTCCTCAAGCAGAAACAGAGCCTCGAGGTGCTCATTCCGGCCATGAACAACCTCGTGGCGCAGCAGAACGGACTGAACGCAACCACACAGGATGCGGTCAGCATCGGCAACATGATGGGAAAGGCCATGCAGGGGCAGACAGAGGTGCTGCAACGCGTGGGAATCACTTTCGACGAGACGCAGAAGCAGGTGCTACAGTACGGAAATGAGTCCGAACGGGCCGCCATGCTCGCGGAGGTGATCACGGCAAACGTGGGCAACATGAATGCACAACTGGCAAAGACCGACGCCGGAAAGCAGAAGCAGCTGGAGAACACCCTCGGAGACATTAAGGAACAGCTGGGGAGCATGGTACAGGGAGCCATGCCCTTTGTCACCATTGCCGCACAGACCATGATTTGCTTGGCGGCCACCGCGAAACTCATCACGTCCATGAGGGCGCTCAGCGCGGCTTTCGTCCTTACCTCCATCAAGGGGCTGGCGCTGGCTGCTCACCAACGGGTGGTGGCAATGGCGCAAAACATGCTGGCGGCAAGCGGATATACGGCAACGGCAGGTACGGCGGCGCTCACCGTTGCCGTAACGGCACTCTACGCGGCCATGACAATGGGCATTTCCCTCATCATCACCGGGATCATTTCCCTGTTCAGTTCCATGGGCGACGAGGCGGAAGACGCAGCGCAGGACGTGGACATGCTCAAAGAGAGCACGGATGCCTTCAGCAGCGCGTCATCCAATGCCAAGGCGGAGATCGACATGGAGGTCAGCGCACTGGCATCGCTCATCAACAGCCATAAGAATACGACAAAAAAGGTAAGCGAACTCAACAAGAAGTACGGAGAGAGTTTCGGATATCACCGGACGGCGGCAGAATGGTACGACACGCTCATCTCAAAAAGCAAGGTCTATTGCGCGCAAATCGGATACGAGGCACAAGCCAAGGTGCTCGCATCGAAAATCGCCGCCAAGCAGCTCGAAAAAGAGAGCAAGCAAAGCGAACGCTATCAGCTTGGACAGCAGTATTGGGACGGAAAAGGAAACACGCATTACAACTGGGAGAATGCAGCCGGAGGAAAAGACTACTACGAACAGCTGGGGGGCGAGGTGAGCAAGCTCACTAACGATATAACGGTACTGCAACGGCAGTATGACGCCTGCATCAAGCACATGGTGGATGCACAGAAGGAACTGGACAGGTCACGCAACGCCGTGCGCGTTACGGATACGAACATACACGAACTCACCAACGAGGAACTCAATCAGGAGCTGGAGCAGAAACGAAAAGACCTCGACAGGGTCAAAGGCAACGACAACGCCGAACGGCAACGGCTAAACCGAGAGATTGGGCGGCTGCAAAAGGAATTGAACAAACGCGACGCTGTCAATAAGAGAGAACAGGGCGGGGCGCAGCACACCCAAAAGCCGACGGGAAAAACCACTGCTAAGGAAAACGCACCCGAAAAACCGGTGGAAAATCCAAAAACACTCGAGCAAATAGCCAAGAACATCTCCTATTATGACAACCTGTTGAAAAAAACCGACAAGGATGACAAGAACAAGATAGCTAACCTGGCAGCACTCATCGGCAAGTACAAGGAACTGCAAAAGGCGGTGCAGCAGGAGGTTGATGTGGCAAGCCGGCCAACGTCGCTCGATACCTTGGAAGACATTGACGCACAACTGCTGTATCAGCAACAGCTCAGAAAACAGGCGTCCAAGGAGAAACTCAGCCAGATCGACGCTGAGATAAAACGTTTGAACAATCTTAAAACGGCATTCGAAGACAGTTCGCACGTAGCTCTCAAGACGGAGGAGATAAAAACCTATGAGCAGCTCGATGCCGAGATCGCCTTCTACGAGAAGCAACTCAAGAAAGCTACGCAAAACGGGCGAACGGAGATACAGAAACACATTCTCGCCTTGCAGAAGTTGCGGCACGAGTGGGACGACACCTTGGCAACGCTCGCAAAGCCCGCACACATCGGGACACTCAACTCGATGGAAGAACTCGACAAGGCCATCAGCTACTATAGCGCCCTGCAGCGAAAGGCAAGCGCACAGGAGGTGGAGAACATACAGCGCACCATCAATGCCCTGCAAGCAAAGCATGATGCGCTGACACGCATGACGGAGCTGCCCGCCATGCAGCAGGAGACTGGTGAGCTGGGAGCAATGAGCGGTAAGAAGCTGCGCATCGAACTCCAAGCGATTGGCTTGGAGGGCATTCGTGAAAAAATACGCTCACTGCAGAAAATGCTGGCCGACACGAAGAATCCACTCGGAGCGGAACAGCGCGAGGAGGTGCAGGGGCTCATTGGCACATGGAAGAGGTATGAGAAGGTGCTGCGGCGAAGCCAAGTCAGCTTCACCGAGGCATGGGGAGGCATCAAGGGCATTGGAGATGGTGTACAGAGCCTTACCAACGTCCTCGAGGGCAATGGGGATGCCTGGCAAACCATCACCGGCGTCGTCGACGCGGCCATACAGATTTATCAAGGAATCAGCGGCATCATCGACATCATCGACGCACTCACAGGGGCAACGCAGCAAGACACCGCAGCCACCACGGCGCAAGGCATGGCAAAAACGTCTACGGCGGCAATAGACAGCACGGCTACGGCCACGGAAGTCACCAACAGTGCCGCAAAAGCCGCAGCGGCAAAAGCGGAGACTACCGCAGACGTGGAAGGGGCGGCAGCAAAGACCATGAAGGCGCATGCGGGCATTCCATTCGCAGGCATAGCCATGGGCGTTGGCATGGTGGCCACGCTCATAGGCGTCATGGCGTCATTGCCAAAGTTTGCAAACGGGGGTATCGCCTACGGACCCACGCTGGGCATCTTCGGTGAGTATGCGGGGGCGGCAAACAACCCGGAAGTGGTGGCACCGCTCGACAAACTGAAATCCTTGATAGGCGACACCGGCAGTGGGTTCAGCGGTAAGCTGGAGGCAAGGCTCCGTGGGCGGGACATCGTGCTGGCACTGGCAAACGAGACGCGCATCAGCAGGAAGAAAACAAACATTAGATTATAACAAACCCACATGTACATACACGGACATTTCTACAACCAGCTCAACGAGCGCATAGAGGTGCATATCCTCACGAAAGGCAGCCATACGCCAGACATAGAGATAGAGGCAGAGGATAGCGGCATCAGCTGGACCGACGACCCCGTGGACATCACGAGCCAGGTCAGCGACACCTTCGACGTGCTGCTCTGTCAACAGGCGAGCGTGAGGCTCCTCACAAAAAATTTCGTGCCCGACTTCTTCTGCGCGTCATGCCGCGACGTGGTGGTCAACATCTATCGTGAGGGGGAATGTCTCTTCGCCGGATTCGTAGAGCCACAGACCTACTCGCAGGGATATAATGAGGAGCAAGACGAGATTGAGCTGAGCTGCATCGACATACTCACGGCGATGCGGTATGCCAAGTACCAGGACGTGGGAACGCTGGGGGTATCATACGCGGGCATCAAGGCCACGGCAAAACAGCGCACGATGGCAGACATCATCATCCAAATGCTCAGAGACATCACCAAGGGGGTCGATGTCAAGGGACAGGGAAAGGTGGCATTATTATACGACGGCAGCCGGGCGGTCGACAGCCTCGAACAGAACAAATATTCGCTTTTCAGCCAGCTGACCATCAATGAACTGCTCTTTCTTGGCGATGACGAGGATGAGGTGTGGCAGCAGGACGAAGTGCTGGAGGAAACACTCAAATACCTCAATCTACACATCAGACAAGAGGGATTCACATTCTACATCTTCGCATGGGAAAGCGTCAAGAGCCAGCAGCCCATCAAGTGGTGTGACCTCGTCAGCGCACAAGAGGTGGTCACCACAAGGCAATGCGTGGACATCAGCAACAGCAACGTCGTTGGCGAAGACACTACCATCAGCGTAGGAGAGGTCTACAACCAGCTGCTTCTGACATGCAAGACCGAGAGCGTGGAGAACGTCATCGAGAGCCCGTTTGACAACAACACACTCGGGACCCCCTACAACGCCAAGCAAAAATATATGACCGAGTACAGTTGCGATGGAGAGGGAAACTCCTCCATCGACGCTTTTGACGCCATCACGCATGGAAGAACGACTGATTATGACGGAGCCTACATCACCCACTGGTTCGTTCGCGTCATGGAGAACCAGCAGTGGAGGTTCCCTGTCAACGGTACGGGAAGCATCATGCAGCAGTACTGTCAAGGAGGACGTGACCAACACGCATTGCCAAACGCATTGAGAAACAATGACGCAGCAGCCATCATCGCTTTTGGAAAGGTGGAGCAGAAATGTGCGGTGAAAGACAACGCACCCATTTCAAAAGTGCAAATGACCAACTACCTGGTGGTGAGTGTCAACGGAAACGGTATCGACAACAACCCAGCGAAAGTGTTTCCAAACGAGCAAAGTCTTAAGGCGTCCATTCCAAGGGCAGTATACGAGGGAAGTGCGTCGGGAGGGGTATTCTCACCAAGCGATGACAAGACGACCAACTACATCGTTATCAGCGGAAACGTCATCCTCAACCCTATCATGCCACTCACCGACAATTTCAAGGCCATCAACGACTACCAACCCAGCGAAGCGTACACAGGAACGGGAATCAGACAGTGGTGGCACCACACGGTTCCAGCCAAGAACAACATGAACAAGTATTACACCCAACAGTGGTGGAAAGCTGGCACACCAGACGAAGAGCCAGTATGGGACAAGGATACCACACATGGGCTGGTACCCTTCACGGGGTCGGCGCCAGAGCAAATCGAGTTCAACTACAGTGCCATTGGAGACGGAACAGACAGAATTTCAAAAGTGGCAGTGCTGGCTTGCATGCTCATCATCGGAGACATGTGCGTGGTTGAGGAGGGAGACGGGGGCAGTCCCGAAAACTTCAAATGGAGAGAATACAAAACCAGGGAACAGTGCGACAGCGACGACGAGTATTACCAGCAGTGCTTCACCATTGGCTTCGATCCAAAAGTCGGAGACAAACTCATCGGGAGAAAATTTGACATACAAAACAATATCAGCTACAAAATGGGGATTGACGTCGAGGGAACCGCCATTCCCATCAGACAATCCGATAAGGTAAGTGGACAGGTTAAGTTCATGATCCTCGGACCGGTAAACGCCACGTGGGAGAACATCACAAGGAGGCACCCCACCTTCTTCCGACATACCAAGTGGACCAGCAACACCATTTCACTGCTGGCGAACGTCAGCAGCATTCTCATCGAGGATTTTCAGGTGAAGGTGTACAGCGACAATGGGATGATCGAAAGACCGGGCGACAGCGACATCGTCTACATGAGCGACGACAAGCAGCAGTTTGTTAACAGGAAGGATGACATCGAGTTCAAAATCAACTCGGCACTCACCTCAGACGAATGCAGACAGCTGGGCGTGGCACAGGGGGTATGCATGAGCACGCCGCTCAACTTGCTCACTGGCGATGGCGTGATCAAACTCTACGACCACACAACGGGGAGACAGGCAAAGCCGGAGCAGCTGTATGTTGACAGCTATTACAACGAGTACCACCAGCCCAGAATTCTCATGACGCAAAAGCTCATTGATAAGAAAGGAGGCTATGTCAGTACATTCGCGCATTACAGGCATCCTGCAATGGGAAAAAACTTTTTCGTACAAGGCATCACAAGGAACCTCGAATCGGGAGAAGCTGAAATGTCGTTAAAGGAGATGGAAACATGATAGACGTAAAGATTATCAAGAAACCGAAAAATAAGGCTGCAACGCCAACGCTCAGGACACCGGGAGCAGCCTATGGAGACAAGTCCGTCAAGGAGGCGGTACACGCCAGCAAAGCCGACACAGCGAAAATGGCGGAAAAGGCCATCATCGCCGAACAGGCAGAGCATGCCAAGAAGGCGGACGAAGCAACAAGGGCGGATGAGGTGAGCTTAGAGTCAAAAACACTCTCGCACTTCCTACGAAACGACATACCCAACACGGCAGCAGAGGTCGTCACCTTCCTCAAGGGAGTCATCGCAAAGGGCGTGAGCTTTTTTCAGGGTATTGTCAATAAGGGCGACATCAACAACGATGGCAACATTACAAACGCAGGCAACATCAACAACGGGGGGGACATCAACAACTCGGGAAACGTCATGACCAAGAACCTCACAGTAACGGGGAAGGCGACATTCTTTGAGCTGGAAATACTCAAAGCGAAGGCGGCGGGCGGGATCATCATACAGAGTGCAGCAACGTTTAAGGTAGATGATTGCAAGGAAACGGCAGATGGCTATGAGTGCTATCAACGAGCAGAGCAAGACGGCGTGAAGCTTCTGCAGATGTGTGAGGTGAATGACCAGATGATGTGTTACGGTGGGTTCAACGTAGGGGTTGGAACGAATCACAATGTCTGCAATCATTTTTATTGGCGATTAGTGACGGAGGCTCCAACAACGCCTGTCAGGCGAAACATCAACGGTGAAGAGGTAGAGTGCTTGAAGATAGTACTAAGCAGGACGGATTGCGCTGATAACAGCGATGTGCCACTGGTAGGTGATCAAACGGCACAGGTAGGAAATAGAACCAACACAGACAGGCAGAGCGTCATCGTGAATAGTGCTTACAAGAGTATTGACGTTGGACTGGTTGCGCCATACTGGGCAAAGTATGTCGGTGTGAACGACTATGACTTAAGCAAGCATCGGGAGACGTATCTTGCACAGAATGACAATCAGATAGTGGGTAACTTGAGGGCGAGGAGCTCATCGGGTGAGATAAGACCCGTACCTGTGTTGCTCGGTGAATGGAAAAGCGGAAAGGAATACGGCTACTATGACAGCGTAACACATGACGGTAGGCAATGGCTGTGCATCGTTGAGCCTGGTAAGAGAACGACAGAAGAACCAGGCAAGGGTGATGCGTGGATGCTGTTAGTTGACAAGGGCGGCAAAGGAGATAAAGGCGAGAGTAGTTATACGGTAAATATTTTCACCGATACGCCCAACGGAAACATTATTCGTAACGGGCAAGGCTCTGTCTGGCTTTTTGCCGTGGTGTATTATGGCACGAAAGAAATAACGGAAACGCTGGAAGACTGGCAGTTCTCGTGGGTCATCCATAGCGGTAATCCCGAGTTTGACACTATTTGGAACAAACGGCACCAGCAGTGCGGAAGCAGAATAGAACTGAGTGCGCAGGAGGTGAACAACATGGCACAAGTGGAGTGCTTGGTCTCTGATAACTTTGAACTATGAACTTTGTGGTTAGCAAAGCTATCAACTCGTGAACTCGTGAACTTGTAAACTCATAAACTAAAAAGCTATCAACTTGTGAACTCGTGAACTCGTAAACTCGTAAACTAAAAAACTCATAAACTTAAAAAAATGGCAAACAAAATTTTATCAAGAGGACAAATCACAATCGTAGATTTGAATGACGCAAAGCAGGTATCCATGATACTGCAAGTGAAGAATCCGTCGCAGATGTACAATCCTGACACCAAGGTGTATGTACCCAACTTCAGCACGGACAAGAACACGGTTACACCTAAAGTGTATGTGACGGGTAGTGGTCAGAACATGGTCAGTGCACTCACTTCTATCGAGTATGACATCAATGGTACGAAGTTGCAGGCTGGCAAGAGTGCTGGAGGGTATTCTGTGGGAGCCATCAGTGCAGGTGCAGTGCTTACCATAGCGAGCAACATTTCCTCGAATGCGTTGAACATCAACGTCAAGGCAACTTATCATGACACATTGACAAATGTCGACACAGTGCTTGAGGCGCAGACGCAGGTCATTAAGTCCACATCAGCAGGAGCACTTCTTCAAGTGGTGCTGACACAGCCGAAAGGAAACAGCTTTGATACAAGCATCACAGAACTGACAGCACATGCCGAGTGCTATCGTGGGGGCGTACACGATACTTCTATCCAGAAGTTTCAATGGCTGAAGCTGAATTTTGCCAACGGAAAGTTCGAGGATATTTCTACAGGGGTACAAACAAGTGGTGGTAACAGCACGCTCACAGTACACGCTGATGATGTGTTGAACGTACAGACTTACAAAGTGATAGCCACTGACGATGGGCAAACCTCCGAAGCCATCGTCACGTTCGAAGACCGCACTGATCCATACGAGGTAGTGCTGCATGCCCCAAAGGGAAATGTCATCGTCAATGGCAAGGGAGAAATAGATATCAACGCCGAGGTGTGGCAAAATGGCGTGAAGTTAGAAGATGTGAGCGCACAGACATCTAAGTTTACCTACACATGGACGAAGTACAACAAGGCTGGAGCGCAAGAGAACTTCACTGGCACATCGTCGCCCACAAAGACGGGAAACCCTTTGAAAGTATTGGCAGCTGACGTAGATCAGAAGGCAACTTTTGTGTGCGAGGTTAGAAAAGCATAAAGAAGTGGGAAACCGAAGGAGGGGAGAAGCCTCTCCCCCGACCCCTCCCCAAAAGGGAGGGGAGTAATTAGCAAAACTATCAACTCGTAAACTCGTCAACTTGTAAACTTAAAAACTTAAAAACTCATTTCATGAACAAAGTATTAGCCAGAGGCATCATGACAATTGCTGAGGTGAATGACGGGAAAAATGGTCAAACACCACACATACATATTGCGTATGCAAACTCACCAGACGGAAAAGTAGACTTCAGTACTGATGACAGCAAAGATAGAGCGTACATCGGTCAGTATGTCAGCTACACGGATGAGCCTGACAGCACTGATGCTGACAAATATACATGGTCGCTTATCAAAGGAAAGGATGCAGTTGTGTATAGGCTTGAACTATCTTCTTCGCAGGTTTCCGTCAGTAAGTATGATCAGCTAAACCCTGACGATATCGAAATCAGAGCTTTTCGCATGGAGAGTGATAAAATAGTTCAGTTAGATAATGCGAAGGCTCAAATAGAGGTGCTACGTGACGGTCAACCTATATCCTCACACTCGCTAACGTACAACAAAGACGATAAAAAATGGGTACTCAGTCTTCATACAGGATATGTCCGCTTTTATTACATCAATCTCTATATAGACGGAAAGAAGGTGGATAGCAAATCGGTCGTTTTTGTTTATGATGGGAAAAATGGAGAACCAGGGAAGCCAGGAGAACCGGGGAAGCCAGGAGAACCGGGGAAGCCAGGAAAAGATGGTGAAGACGCAGTAGTTTTCAGGCTTATTCCAAAGATAGAGAAAGCTGTGGTGCTTGGTGCTGAGCGAAAAACGGCTCAGGTGGTGCTGTTCCTAAAATATATGATAACACGGAAAGAGGGCGAGAAGCTTTCTTTAGAAATAGGAAGGCTTGACACTTTCGGGTTATCACTGAGCATAGAACCGTCTTTGGCATCGTTCGATGTCATGTGGGAAGATGGCAAACCTTACTGGGTGATAAAGTCTATATACGACTATGCTGATTACTTTGACGACACACCTTCCTTTCGTGTCTGTTTGATGCAAGGAGGAAAGGTTTTGGATGCACGGACGATAGGTTTACAATATGAGGTGAAGTCATATTTTGATTTCGGTAAGAGAATAGATGGGATAAATGGGAAGATAGACGGCATCTCTGGAACGGTGCGCTCGCTTGATGGTAAGGTGAGCGGTTTTGAAACCACGATAGACCATTTTCGCACTGAGGTAAAAGACAAGATGAGCCGTTCGGAGCTGGAGCAGACAGCAGAGGGCATAGCGATGAAGGTGAGTAGTTGCGTGAATGCTAACTTGCTGTGGGGAAGCGATTTCGACCTCGATGGAGTTGACACCACCAACAAGAGAGCCATTCAGAAGCATTTGGGCGTAGGGCTAAGTGAGATAAAGGTAGGTGATGCAGAATATTTTCAATACCTCAAAGGCGGTGGTTTGGCTGGTGCGGATGCCATACGCATCAAGAACGTGTACGAGCGTGATGACTGGGCGAAGTGGACGAGCATCAACTGGCATGATGTAACGTTGAAACCACACACTAAATATACCATATCTGTTTGGGTGAAGTTCAAGTCGTATGGAAGGAAAGGACGCATGTACGTGGATTGCAATTCGGACGATGGTAGGTGGAACTTTGGCGGTTATCTGCATAGCGAACATCATTATTCCCGTGAGAACATTGATAAGTGGACTCGCGTGAGATACGTTTTCGACAGTGGAGAGAGCCACAAAGTAAAAGACTTGTTCCTTGCTTGTATTGCTGATGAGGAAGAGGGTGCGCAGTGTGAGCTTTGGCTTTGCCGACCTAAACTCGAGGAGGGCGACACAGCAACCCCATGGTGCGCGTACGACGGCACGGTGGCAGCGCTGTTAGCGGGTGGCTTTGACATCAAGAACAGGAAGTTCACCGTTACGGCTGACAACTTTAAGGTGCAGAACAACAAGGGTGAGCAAACGTTTTTTGTGGACGAGAAAGGGAGGATTAACAATGGTATGTTAGTTTCAAAACTTCGATTGACTGAACCAACCATTATTACCAATGAAAACTATAAGGAGTTTTGCTACAATGATAAACTGAATGGACATGACGTTCTTTTCCTTGATTTACTGAAATGCGGTACGCTGCTTGTCTTAATGAACGTAAATGAGCAACTGTATCTTGACTTACCCAGTTTTAAGCATTTTGAAAGCTACAACAATAACACTTTAGCAGAAAAGGCAAAAGCGCAATACGAAAAAATGAGATACATTGGTAACACGATTATCTTATACAACATAAATAGTCAACACGTTTTCGTGTCTGGCACGTTGAAATATAAAAGAATGGCTGGTGTTCAAGATATGAACTATCTTGACGAATTTGGTTTTTACACAGCGGAAAGACTACCGTGTAGAGGTACTGAATTAGCCTGCTTTGAATGTAAGTTTGGTATCACACGTCCAGAGGGAAATGCACAATGGTATAATCGTCAAGCAGGTGTTTTTTGGGAGTTTTGTTACGTAACGATAACGTAAGCTATAAAACGAAAGATATGGAGACAATCAAATCGGTATCAGACAAGCGCATTATCGTGCCAGGCACGGTGAACGGCAGAGAGTATTATTTCTTGGTGGACACAGGCGCATCCATAGCACTCATCAGTGAAAAGGTGCGGGGGCTGGATATTGGCAAACGGTTCTGTGGCAGTATTGAGGGTGCTGGTGGCAGCATTAAAGCAAGAATTTGCAATACGTTCGTGAAGATTGGCGGTAAGGATTTCTCGCAATTTCTTGCTACCAACTTGGATAACCTCATTGCATCGATTGCGGAAGAGACGAATGTAGAGATTGCTGGTATCATCGCATTGCCGCAGATGAAATTCTATGGTGTGGAGATTGACACGGACGACGGAACTATACGTATTTGAACTCGCAACGGGTAAACTCGTCAACTAAAAAGCTTATAAACTAAAAAACTTATAAACTTATGGATAACAACGGAATGTGTGGCCGCGACGGAAAATCATCAGTCGCGGCTTTGTGATGAAAAACCCCGTCATTCCAGCAGGTATCTCACATCATAACTGTCTATGCTCTCCAGGATGTCTTCGTGGTTGTGATTTGTATCAGTTGTCACAAGTTCCATACCGTTGAAACTGTCTCCACAAAGACCTTTAAGTGTCTGACGTATCTTGTTGCTTAGATCCCAGGCCGCATGCTGACCGCCTTCCAGCCAGTCAGTCACCACATGTATGCGCACCTGACCGTTACCACGCAACCATTTACCATGGAACGGCGACCAACTGATAGTACCAATCTCAACAAACACCGCAGGGCGGCTCCACACCTCCTCCTGCTCTATAAATTCTACGTTATGGTTCCACAGGTCGATGTGTACAACCTCAGGAACATCTTGCTTGAGCTTCGCCACAATGGCTGTGTATAATTCCTTTCTCATTGCTATTTCATTTGTAAATCATTTTCCATTGTCGTTGTCAAAATCAAAGAGCAATAGCTGACGGGTATCGTCAGCTATCTTATTCTTACTTTCCGCGCTCGCGTTGAGTATATTATAAAAGGTACGTTCAGTAATGGCATACACAGGATATATGTATCGTCGCCATATCTCACGGTTGGAAATTCCGCTTCTGGCATGTTGATCGTATATCCTGTTTATCTCCTCTACACGTTTCTTGTAACTTACTCCGCGTCGCTTCTGCATATACTAAATGTTCTTTGAAATGTTCTTTGGCTTGTAAGGCCTGATGTCATATTCCGTTACTGAACTAACTGTCACCCAGCCACTGCCCTCACACTGGGGACAGGGCTCCGTCAACGGCGTACCGTCATCCATAAGGTGTCGCCATACGCCGGTGCCCACGCACCTGCGGCAAAACGACACCCGCGGAGGTCGCCTCACTTCGCGCTTCATGCCGTCTCCTCCTTCTTAGGTTCAACATAGAAGGCCTCGTCCTGAACCACCTGGATGCCACACGCAGTCATCTGCTCACGAAGGGGACGATAGCCACGGTTCTCAGGGTCACCGCCGCCAAGCTGCACCTCCACCTCACGATCGGCAAGAAGCTTGTCCTTCGCAATCTCCTCCGTCTGGCGGATATAGCTGGGCAGGAAACTCTTCACAAGGTTCAGCGCACTCGCCCAAGTAAAGCCTTTCAACGTCTTCAACTTCGGTGTCCCAGTGCGAAACCCGATCGTGCCATGAGCCATGTCAAGGCTCTTCTTCTTGGAAAACAGCTCAGCTTGGTTCTCCGTGGCAAACGACTGGAGCGTGTCAAACGCATTGTCTCTTTCAGCAGTCAGCGTAGCCAACTTGTCGGCATACTTCTCGCGGTACTTGGCGCACTGCAACTCAATATCTGCATTGATTTTCTGCAACTGTGCATCGCTCTTGGCATAGGTTGCAAACGCTTCATCAGCGGCTTCTCTGCTCACGCCGGTAATGATTACTTTTTTCTTTCTTGTTGCCATTGTCTTTTCTTTTTATAGGGTTGATAATTCGTGTTCTATCACATCAATAACCTTGGTTTCTGATACTGAAGCAATCTGATAGTCTACCATGGTGCCGTCCATAATCGTTCGGATAGAGTCTTTGCAGTTGTCGAAAGAAGAAGCCTGTACTAGATAGTAAACTTGAGTGTGCTTTTCTCTTTCCGTTTGCTCGTCAATGGTGATAAACTGAAGTATGGCCTTGTAGTATCGGTCGCATGACTCTTGCTCGTTGAAGAACACTTCTCGAAATTTCATCGGGTTGATGTTTACAACCTGAATTTCTCCGGATACATAGCCGCCAAGGAATTCAATAGCCGTCTTTTCTGCCTCTCCGAATGAAAGAGCTTCGACCACATAACTCTCAGTCACTTTCTTTTCGTACCCATCCTCATGCACTTTGTCATAGCGCAGCTTCACTTCAAACCATATACTTGATTTTGTTCTCATAACAATATTTTTAATAGGTTCCTAAATAAATTTACCTTCGCTGGTCAATTCTTGCCAGCTCACATCTTCACGTTCGGTCTCGAGCTCATAAGACAGATCCTCCAAAAAGTCACTGTATTCTTCATTGCTCATTTCCCTGCCGAGCTCACGGATGTGTTCCATCGCACGCTTTACAAATTGTCTTGGTGTCATACTTCTTAACTTTCTGTCATGTTGTCCATTTGGAATACAATTGCCACACCAATACCTTCCTGATTCTCCCCTCCTTTGGTTTCTCCCCTCCTTCGGAGGGGCTGGGGGAGGCTGCTGGGGGAGGCTTTTTGTTTCAGTCCGCCCTTGCGCATGATGGCGCGCAGCTTCGTCTGCAGGGAGTCCAACTCTTCCAATGTCAGCCGGGCAAATTCCTTTCCGGCAATCCTCGGGTGGCGGCAGAAATCGTTGATGCGCTGCCAGTCGGTCGTGTCAATGCCAGCCTGTTGCATGAGCTTCAAACACAGGCTGCGTTTCTTCTTCAGTTGCACTCTCCAGCCGGTGTGCTCTTCCAGTGATGCACACATGGCGACATATTCTTTCGCACTCATCTCGTGCAGGTGCAGCGTTCGTCCGTTCGTGAAGCTCGACACCAACGTCTCCTTGTCTGCTCCAGGCAGTTTCTTCAGCAGACTGTAGAAACGCGCATAGTTCCTCTCCGTTCCCATAGCTTTTCCTCCTTCCAGTCTTTATAATTCTGGCGGGCTTTGGCAACAGCCTCCGGTAAAGTGCCGTTGATGTCGCTGACACCGAACAGGGGTACACCGTTCACGCAGGCGTACAGCTCGCCGTTAAACTCCATTACCTGCACAGCATTGCGCGCCTCCACATCGAGCTGAGCCTGGCGCTCCGCCTCAATGCGCTCTGCACGCTTCTCGTGCCACACTTGAATACGTCTTTTGATTTCTTCTAAAAAGTTGCTCATAATCGTTTATATTAAATTGATGTAAAACTTATTCCCATTGATATTGCCCTGCGCTCCATCACTTCCGAGCGGTGAGTAGCCGCTGTTATGAACGCTTCATTGGAAGCACGGGCTATCTCATAGCCTTTCTTTCGCAAACCATTACGGAGGCATATTTTCTCTTTCGGTGCCTGCACCACCCGAAGCTTTGTCTTTTGCTCCAGACCGAATATCACTCTGCGCTTCTCCGCCTTGAAGGTTTTCTTGCGCTGTTCGCCAATATGGCGGTGCATAGCTTCAAAGGCTTCTGCCGACATCTTATCCTTCTGCCGTTCGCCTTTCTTGAATTGGTAAGCCTTGCCGTAAATCAACAGGTTCTTCGCTCCGGCATTGCCGCCGTTGGCTCTGTTCACTCTGGCAGCGTGTTCGGAAGCATTTCGCTGCATGGCTTTTGTAAAGTCCGGATGTTTCACCAATCCCATATCCCGCGCAATCCTCACTACTGTTCTGGACGAGATGCCAAGGTGTTCTGCCACCTCCACATTTTTGGTGTTACAGAAGTTATCGCGCATCCATTGCTGTTCTGCCTCAGATAGGATTATCTTGCTGTATTTATTTCTTTCCATTGCTATTCTTCTGCTTTCCACTCAATAGTAATCATGGCATCGAGCCTGCCGCTGCCCTTACATATCGGGCATTCTTTCTTATAGCGTTCCTGCCACTCGTCCTCTTGCCAATGATATCCGTTGCCTTGACAGTAGGGACAGCTGTGACCCCGGCTCTCGATATGGTCTGTCATGCGTCCACCTGGAGCCATTCGACCTGGTTCAATTTCAATTATCCGTCTTTCCTTGCTCATATCTCTTATTGTATTTCAAGCTGTACATGAAAATAAAACTCCTTACACAGGCGTTTTATCTGTATAATCTTGAAAGGCTCTCCATCAAACGAAAAGAATATAGTCCTCTCCCGTGTCTGTACCCTCACACCTTTCTTTCTTAACCTGTACAGCAGGTTGTCTCGCTTGCTTGCCATATCACACTTTATTTGATGTCCTTAAAATTCCTTCAGCCACTCCAACTGCTCCTGTGTCAGATCTTTTATGCTCATAACTCCCTCCTTGCCCGTCTTAGCCGCTCTGGCAGCACTACGGTGGCGTTGCATTGGTCACAGCAAGTGCCTTTTTTCCAAATAGGATAGGGGTTGTTGCCCATACCCTCTATCTCCCTGCCGCAGATGCAGCATTTTTCTTTTTCGTCCATATCCCACTCATAACTTGGTGTCATTATTTGTTTTGATTACTCCGTCTTTCCACACTACATAATACTTTCCCGCTTCACCGATAGATCGGCCCAAGCAGTAGGCTTTGTAACCAATCACGCGTACTTTCATATCGCAAATATACCTCAGACGTCGTGCTGGTTTCCCTGTTGGTGCGCTCTTATCCTCTTGGCTGATAAAAATAAAGCACTTACGGTTAAATCGCTTCATCAGTGACACGGTGTCGGGATACGTCCATCCTTTGTCATCACAGCCTACTTGAAAGGAATCCACAATGATGAATTTCGGAGATTTGGGCTTGGAAAGACGTACGGCAAGCTCTTCGATGGTATCGTCAACAACTACTCTGAATTTACCCTGTACCTCATTCATACCAAGGTAGTTCATTCGGCGTTGGAAACTTTGGTTCACACCCTCCTCGTAGCTCATATAGAGAACAGAACCATATTTACAAAGTTCCTTCCCCAACTGCATAACGAATGAACACTTGCCCTGTGCGCTCGCGCCGCTGATAAACCATGAGGCATTCTCAGCAGGGAAACCAAACGGATCACTCCACTGCGCACCCCAAGGCAAGGTCACCCATTTCTTGGCCGCAATCTCTTTCGGACTGTACGCTCGTTTCGCCATTATGCGCCTTTCTTCAGTTTTTCAATTTCTGTATACACTCTTCGCAGACCACCGCCTGTTTTGCGCACAATCTGACCAATGTCAGTGCCTTCGGGCGCATTTACTTTGGCCACAACCCTTGCCTGCTCCTTGAGAAAGTGTTCACGTTCCTTGCCGTCATCTGGGGTAACCTTACTGTATCGGTCGCCATAACGTGAGAGCATCTCGGTATAGCCTACTTTTTTGCACTCTATCGAGCGGTTCATTTTCTCCTTCAGTCCGTCGGCACCCATCATGTACCATGCGCAGCACCGTTCGGTGGCGTTCCACAAGGCTTTGAGTTCCAAGAAAGCTTCATATTGCAGGTCACCAGCTTCATCCAAAATAATCAGAGGGGTGTCAATGCTGCGCAGGTAATACACAAGGTCGTCATATACGTCCGAATACCTTCCCTTGCTGTCAACACCAAACTCGGAGGCAATCTTTCTGATGAGTTTCAGCTTCGTCTTCACCTGTGAGCAGTCTATGTAGGCTGCATTCCGGTGGTGTGCCACATAGTAGCGGGCCGTAAAGGTCTTGCCAATGTTGGGCATGTCGCACATAATGCCGCTAAGGCTCGACTGCTGTGAAAACTCCAACTGAGCCGTGATATACTCAAAAGTAGCTGTCTTGGCTGGTTTCCAATCTATCTCGCCACGAAGGGTCACACCAAGGCGGCGCGCAATACCTATCCAGTTGGCGTCACTCAACGCTTTTTCTGTCTGACCGTTCTTGATGCCACTGTACACCGACGTGCTAATACCAAGACTTGCTGCGTGCTTGGCGTCACTCGGATAGTTGGTGCGGTTCTGTTTCACCGCTACCAGTATTTTCTGTTTTTGCTCTTCTGTAATCATAGTCTGAACGCGTTTATAATGTTATTCTAATAGGCTTCTAATCCCATTTTGCTGTAATCTATATCAGGAATGTAGTCCTGATCTTCTTCTTGTGATTGCACTTGCGGCAGTTCAAGAGACTCCTCTTCTGAGAAAGATGCCTCCTCGACGCAAGCCTTGCCAACCTTGACGATGGCATTGTCGCGAAGGTATTTATCAAAGTGCGACACATACTTGCGTTGCTCAATGAATGCTTCCTCGTCTGCTTTGGTCTGCTCTGCCAGCACGCGGTTGTAGGTCGTTATTCGAAGCAACTTGTCAATGTACTTGTCTCCTTGATAGATGAACACGTCCGTGGGTTTCCCCTCCTCATCGGGCAGGTAGCAGGCTGTTACCTTATAGTTGTTAGGCTCAAGGCGTTCAAGTACCTCAGGACCGCTTATCCACCAGTTCTCGTACGCTACCTTGACAGTGGAGTTCCGCCGTATGCTCGTTTCCACACATTCGCCTATATACCGACTCAGTGTCAACTTATCCAAGGGGCGAAGCGTTGGGTTTAGTCTTGCCACGAGTACGTCCCAACGGGTCATACCTGGATATTTCTTTTGATTTGGATGTGGCATGTTGTTCCATTCGTTACAATCCCGGCGGTCATCGGCAACAAGTTCCTCGAAGGAATAGTACTTCTTGTCCTCCCAGGTATGATTATCACTGTCGCTCACCTTTTTCTGGAACACACGCCGGGCACCCTTGTTATGCCAACGCCCGATACCCTCGTGGTTTTTGTGGGCTACTGTGGTCTTGAATGCACCGTTCAACGCCTCGGCATATTTTTCTTGTGAATTCTGGGGCGCACAGAAATATACGTTTCTGAAAACTTCCCCGGCCTTTAAGAAGCCCTCCTTATACTTGCTCATCAAGTGCTGCTCCACCTCAATGCCGGCAGGCATACCCCAGCCGTTCTTCTCTATCAGTCGGAACATGTCCCTGAAACAATCAACCACAAGGCTGTCATCCTTCTTGCGTCCGTAAGCTATTCCCACACGGCATTGGCTCACTACATCGTATGCGTAATACGCATGTACGTATTCATTGCCTTTCATGCGACGAGGCAAATCCACATCATCCATTGTGATTTGGGAGAGGGAGAACTCACCACTATGACGATGCATATAAGGCATGTCTTCATGGTAAAACGCATCCCAACTCTTCAAGGCTTTGGCTATTCTAAGCTTGTTACTTGGCTTGTTAAGGATATTCCGGATAGTGCTTTCGCTAAGTTCATTTGGATCTCCGTTCTTATCCGTGAAATCATCGGGATTGAACAGCTCACCGGTGTCTAAATCCCACACGTCAAGCTCACCGCACAGAAATTCGATGTACATCTTATGCACGTCACTGCCATAAGGCTGGTTGGGGAGTACCTTGATACTTAATACAAGCTGTTCTGTCTTGTAGTCCACCTTCCGACGGTGCTGGTTGCCAAATTTGCCACTGATTAGAGAGATGTAGCCGTTACTCTTGTACAGATTAGCTTTCTTTCTGAAACGCAACGTGCTGGCAGGGAGTGTGTGCCCCAGTTCCTCACGCAATATCTTTATAGCCGTAGACATCTTGTCCCAGTCGTATCTTTCACCCATCGTCCGCTTGATTGCTTTCGAGTTTTCATACAGGCACAGGCAGGTATTCAGTACAGAAGCATTAATGATGTATTCCCGTGCCTTTTCTGCCGTAAGATCTAAACCTGTTTTCGAGCGATCATGGAAGAAAGCAACAGCAGCTTGATCCAGTTCGTAGTTTGACATAATCCAGCCAGTGAGAATCACTTCGGCTCCGTTGCCGTATTTCTCCTCAACCGCTTCTTTGTATTTGGTAGGAAGGCTGTCTACGGCAATCAGAGCACAGCAACCACTCGCACCGCCACCGTGACGAACTACGTCCACCTTCTTGCGACGGGTTAGGTTTTGATAGTTGGGGATACTTACAATACCACCGTCTATCAGTTCCCTGTAGGATATGCAAAGTTTCTTACCGTAATATTCCATTACTGCCCTCCCTTATCTCAACTGCCGTGCAAGCGAAGTCAATGGAACTTGTTCTGATTGGTGAGCGCAGCCGGCAGTCTGCACAGACAATGTTGCTGCCCAGTCTTGAATGCCCTGGATGTCGGTCAGCATCACATTGTCATAGTGGCGTATTTTCTCGCCCTTCTTGTACACGTCGCAACAACCACCATTCTTATCAAACTCAAGCAACACATCACCAAGATACTGCCGCATATAGCCGTCAGCGTCATGCAGCACCTCCCACTCTGGAGCTTCAACCATCACAATACCGCCACGCTGCAATGCAAGCGTGCGCACCTTCTTCATCAGATCCGTTCCCTCGTTCATGTCCGTGTAATGAGTCGCATTAAATATCGTGCGCTCGGTAATATCCAGTGCCTTCGCGATAAACTCGCGGTCCGCTTTCTGAATGTGAATGTACTTTTTCATAATCTCACTCATTTTAATTCGTTTATTTTCACTAACTTTATACCCAATTATATTTTTTACTTTTTAATATTGCAGCTTATGAACCATGCTCAAAAAATGGAAAGTCTGTCGAACTACATCGACGAAATCCACGTCCAGCTTGAATTGATGAAAGTCAAACAGTCGGTCATGAATCACATGATCTTAAAATTTATCAAGGAGGAAGCCCCACAAACGTGGCCTAAATGGTACACCGAGTATGTCAACCTCCTTGAAAACTTTTCTCAGGATAGCTTCGACCAACTTGAGAATGCACTTATGGAGAAAAAATCTCCACGGCTTGTTCCTTACCGCCATTCTGTATTCAAGGACATTCAGAAGATGAAACGCCGGCCCGAATACGAGGCGGGCACAAGTCATCCATCTGAATAGTGCTGAGCTTAAATCCTGGACATCTCCTGCCAGCCAAACGGTGCAACTCTATCATGCGTCTGCAGTCAGCATAGACAAGAGAGCGGACTTGCTCTAATGCTCCCATAATATCCTCTTCCAGCAGGTCGCAGACAGCCCACTCCCTCGGATTGGGCTTGGCACACTCTGCCTTCAGTTCTGCCGCTTTCAGAATCACCTCGTCCAGCAGTTCCGATATGCCCTTATAGTCTATGGACACATCATGACTCCTACACGCACGGAATCGGGAAGAACCGGCATTCTTCCGAGCGGAGTTCAACGACTCCGCATACTTCTCTTGGCTATCATAGCCCCTTGCGTTTCTTCTTGTCTTCTTCATAATCTCACTCATTTTATTGTAAAACTATTCTTAATTCTCGCCCCTTTTTCGTATCTTTGGGCGCGTTTCCTAATGGAATACGTTGCAAAGATAAACGTTTTGCATAAACAAACAAAATATTTTGGAACTATTTTACTCAAAATGTTTAATAATGGAGAAAAAAGATAGATTATTAAGCCTAATAGATCATTACTCTGGTGGTAATAAGTCTGAATTCGCTCGGATGATAGGGGTATCTCCACAAGCAGTTAGCACTTGGATTACCCGCAACACCTTTGATATAGATATTATTTATGCAAAATGTTTAAATATATCTCCCGATTGGCTTCTCACAGGCAAAGGTAATATGCTCAAAGGGGAGGAAACAGAAGACGCCTCCGCCCCAGTAGTTAGTTATGACCCCAAAGTGGGGCAACCTTTTTATAATGTTGATTTCCTTGGCGGTTTTAGTGAGGTATACAATTCGCAAGTATCAGTACCAGACCGAAACATTATTGTACCTGGTTTTGACAGAGCAAAGCTTTGGTGTAATGTCACAGGACACTCTATGGAACCAAAGATTAACCACGGCGACATCATTGCACTTCGCCCATGCACCCTTGACGACATTCAGTACGGTGAGATATATGCAGTGGTTCTTGACACCATTCGCACAATCAAGATACTTCGCAAAGGGACATCTAAGAATTCACTGCGATACGTTCCCATAAATCCAAATTTTGATGAGCAGGAGTTTGCCGTCAAACGCATTATCAACATTTTTGAGGTTATTGGCAGTATAAGTAAGTTTTTCTAAAAAAAATAAATGATATGACAACTGTTCTAATTACAACAGTACAATGAAATGCAGCATTCATACAACAAAGAAAAGCAACCCTCAACAGTCCCTCTCCCTCTCCCTCCCTCCCAACCCATATTACTTTCCCCCCCTGTTTTACAGTCCAAAATTAGCAAAGTACGTGATATCGTGTTATTTAATAAGGTGGAGTTTCAAAAACAGGGGGCATTTGGGGTGGGTCTATCGCAACATAAAACACGCATATCGCAAGAAAAGTAGTATCTTCACCCCCTTGTATCGTACCACCTCAAAACCTGTTTTTCTAACCCTAAACTTTTCCAATACTAACCCTAAACTCTAACCCTAACTTTAACCCTAACACGAAAATC